CGATGTAGATGACCTCTCGCTCGAGATCTATGTCCGTGATCTTGGAGAGTCCACTCTTCTCGCGCCCCCTGACGAGAATGGTCTGATCTGGGCTCCGATCCTGCGCTCTGGCACTCTCGCCGTCCGGCCGGGACCGAATGGGCAGAAGATCCACGAGCCTCTCGTCTTTGTCCCCGGCCTCGCTACCGATCATCACAAGGAGATCGGTCTTCAGAATCTCGTTGACGCCTTTCATGCTGGTGCTGTCCAGCATGTGACGATTCCCAGCACACATGAGAACAAGGTGCTTGAGAATCATGGCTATATCAGCGATGTGAAAATTGTTGACTCGGCTGACAAGCCTGGTGAGAAGGTTCTGATGGGCGCGCATAAGTTCACAGAGCCTGAGACTGAGGCGAAAGTTCGTCGTGGGTCGGTAGCCAACCGTTCATGCGGAATTCTCTACAACTACATCGACACCGAGACTGGAACTTGCTTCCCACAGGTGCTCGAGCACGTTGCGCTCACTAATAAGCCGTGGGTGCGAGGGATGGCAGCATATGGTGATCTGAGTGAAGCCAATCTATCAGATCGTGAAGTCGTGCCGATGTTTCTCTCAGAGACAGTTCACAAGGTAGCGAGCGATGTGGATGTTGAACCTATCGTAATCAAACCAGTCTCTACCAAGATGAGCGAGGAAGAAGTCAAGAAGGAACTCAATCTTGCAGATGTGATGTGGGGTACGGAACCTTCTCTGAACTCAATTCGTTCACAGCTTGTTGATCATTTCCGCACTATGCGACCAGCAGGCGAATATGGGGCTCCGTATTACAGTTGTATGGATGTCACGGCTACTAAAGCACTTATCTGTGTTGATTACGGCATGGATGATGATTGCGACGATAACTGGGTGGTGCCTTTCACAGTTGATGCTGATAACAAGGTAGCAGTATCAGACTTCTCTCAATGGACACCTGTAACCCAGGAATGGGTGAAGGATGAAGACGCAGCAACAGATCGTGACGAGACAGCGGCGACAGGTGCTCAACTCTCGGAGGTAGCGCAATCAAGGCTCCAGCTCTCGCAGGGGCAGAAGACCGACCGGCAAGGAGGGGCTATGACGCCCACCACCGCAGAAGTACTGAGTCGGCTCGAACTCTCCGAAGAGGCTCGAGCCATTGTGAAGGAAATTGTCGCCGAGAATGAGCGCAACAAGGCGCTTCTCGCGGAGACGACCAAGGCGACTCGCGTCGCGAACGTCGCGAATCGTGTCAAGGATCTTCAGAGCAGGGCCTTCCCGCCCGGCTTCCTCAAGGAATATGAGGCCATTGCGCTCTCTGACGATGGTCAGGTCGCGACTGTCCTCCATCTCTCGGAGGGTGGCACGTCGAGCCAGATCGAGCAGACCGCAACTCAGATCGCGGATCGGCTTATCGCGGCCCTCCCGGTCGATGACAGTGGCAAGCTCGCTCTCGCCGATCAGGCAAGTCTGCTTGAGAATCCCCTCACCGCTCGCCCCGCTGCGACGGCGGAGGAGCAGGCCGAGATCGCCGACAAGAACAAGAAGCCGATGTCGGCTGATGAGCAGCTCGCAGAGTGGGAAGCTGCTGCTCCCGGCTCGACTCGCGGGATGAACCTCTCGACTGAAGGGAAGGCAGTGTAATGCCGATCTCGCCCCTCACCCGCAGCCGGGTTCTCACCCGGCCGACTTGTATCGTCGGGTTCACCGGCAATACGACTCGCCTCTCATATGTCCTTGACGCAACCACACTGACTGCTGACTCGAATGGTTTCTTTCAGCTCCCCAATGGTACGTTTATGACGATCTCGCCTGCTGATCCGACCAAGGTCAAGCCGTATCAGGCACTCGGAGTGAATGTCAACGCTGTAGAGACTCTGACGATCACCGGCACTCCGACTGGTGGTACTTTCACCCTCACATACGCTGGTCAGACAACTGCACCGATTGCATTCAATGCTACAGCGGCTACTGTCGCAACTGCACTGAACGCACTCAGCAACGTTGGTGCTGCTGGGTTTGCTGGTGCTGGTGGCGCCCTTCCTGGTGCTGCTGTCACCCTCACCGCTGGTGGCGCACTGGCGAATATGCCGATTGCGCTGATGACGGTAAACACGACCGCACTGACTGGTGGTACTCCTGCTGGTTCTGTCGTGATGACGACTCCGGGCCAGACCGCAGAGGCCATCATCGGCGTCTACGACATGCCTCCCCGTGATTACTTCGGTGCAGTCGTTGCTGCTGATGAGGCGATTACACTGTACGCGGCGTTTGTTACATTCGACCATACACTGCTCCAGAACTGGGCGGCATACGGGGTAACGGCTAAGGCCGCTCTCCCGAATGCGCAGTTCGTCTAGAGCCTGAAAAGGAGAAGAAAATCATGGCTCAGACGACATATCCAGTTGAGGAATTTCTGGAGAACTCGGGGATTGATCGCTCTGCAATCGCAGAGTGGATTGCGAATGTGTACCGGCCAGTCGCTGGTGGAGACGTTGAACTGAATGTGTTCGATGTCTTTCAGCAGACCGCGTTTACCGACCTCGTCCGCCGGCAGCTTCAGATCGCGTGGGAGACGGTCCCCGCGATGGGCGACATGATCTCCCCGCTTGTGCCGACCTATGACCGCACCGTCAAGCGTGAGATCGCTGAGGTCGCCTCATTCGGTGTCGCTCCGTTCCGTGCCCCCGATGCGGTCCCGGCGATCTATCAGCCTGAGATGCGTCTCACCGAGGAGGTCGTCTCGCTTCTCCTGATTGACGAGATGCAGCGGATCACGGAGGAGGCTACGCTTCGGCTTACCAGCCCCACTCCAGCGATCCGGGCTCGAGCAGGAGTTGATCTGGTCACGGCGGCGAAGGTTCTTCAGCTCCGTAACGAGAACCAGACCGAGGCGATGCGCTGGGCGGCCTTCAAGGGCAACCCGTTCGTCGTCACGTACCCGCAGACGGGCCAGCAGGCCACTGTGAACTGGAACTACACGACGGGCCACAAGCCGTTCTCAGCGATCCCGTGGACCGACAAGGTCAACTCGACTCCGATTGATGACCTGATCGCTTGGCAGGTTCAAATCTCCAACGACATCGGTGTTTACGGTTCACGGATTCACATGAACACGAACACCTGGAAGAAGCTTCAGCAGAGTAATCAGGCACGCGGTTATCTGACCCCTGGTGACCGAACCGTGTTCCTTCCGAAGATGTCTGACGTTGAGACGCTCTTGATGGGCGGTGGTGGATCGCCGACTGACTCACAGGGCGGGAAGCTGGCGATGGAAGCACCGCAGATCATCGTCATTGACGCTGGTTATCGTGCGCAGCAGGCTGTTGGCTCGGTCGCCGGTTATAACCGTGGTGCTACGGCGATGACTAAGTACCTGCTCGACGGTGAGGTTCTCGTCACTGTCCCTTACACCTTCGAGGGAGAGCCGATTTCTGACACTCTTGACGGTATGGTTGCAATTCGGCAGGACTACAACCGCCTCGCGTGGTTGCAGGGACCGCAGTCAGAAATCATCCTCGATCGCTACACCTACTACTTCCGTCAGGCTAGTGCTAGGTTTGTGAGGTTGCGTCGTCCCGAGGCCTTCCTTTTGGCACGATCATACTAATTATGACACTTTCTGAAATCAACAACACAGATTGGAGCTGATAGCCCAATATGTCATATCTTGTTCTTCGCGAAGTGACTGCGAACAACGTCAACGGAGAGACATCTGTCCATTTCAAGGGTGATGTCGTCTCGGAGCATGATCTCAGCGATACGATTCGCGCTGGGATCGACTCTGGGCAGGGTTGGTTCCGTCAGTCGTTCGAGCCCCTCACCAAGCAGGATGCGCGGAAGCATAGGATCAAGGCGACCTCGCTGGAAGGGCCTCGTATGGACGGCGCTGTCATCGTGGATGCGCCCTGGGAAGACTATGTCGGCCTGCACCCGACCGAGATCATGTCCCGCCTTGCCGACGCCCCTGTGGCGTTGGTAGAGAAGGTCCGTGCATATGAGCGCGGTGGCCTTGCTCGGCCGGAGATCCTCGATCACACGCCTCCCTGCGAGCGTGAGCCGTTCATCGGCTATGACGAGCTGTCTGTGCGAGAGGTTCTCGTCCAACTCGAAGCGATGCCTGCTGAGGATGTTGCAGAGGTAATCACGTATGAGGTCGGACATCGCTCGCGTCCTGCGATCGTGTCATTCGAGCCTGAAATGGCTACTGTCTAAGTATCATGGCACAACTGGCCCAAGTCACTCCACCTACGCGCTCGCAGCGTGATGCGATTGTGCGTACTGTTGGCGTGCTTGGACCAGACGTGCTAGATACTGTAAAGAACGACAATGGTAGCGTTTTGATCCCTACCACCGTTCTTTTCTTCATGCGTCCTCTGCTGTCTCGTATACCAATTCTAAATGGTGTCGCTGGATATGCAATCAACCCTGTAGACACCAAGGGCCACAATGTAGGATACCATTTACAGACCAGTGATGTTGCAATTGAAGGTCAGTATATGGCATGGTGGGGTGTAGATGATGGAACTGGGATTCAGCACACACCAGAGTTCTCTTTCATTATCTCTGATCATGGTCCTGGTATTGGCAGTCCGATTGGTGTTGTCGCAGATGGTATTTCTGAGTGGATGCCAGTCTCGCTAGACGCTCTACGACGCGACCCGCGCTACGGTGATCGCTTTCTTCAGCGCACAGCAGATCGCGCCAAGCGTTCTGTACTTGGCGTCTCTGTCGCGCCAGATATTGAGTCTTCATACGACCCTGCACTGATCGAGTATCTATCTATCAGGGCCGCAATTCTCTTGATCCCAGCGGCGCGGGAACACTGGGCGCGTCAGCACCGCACTGTGATGACTCAGGGGCCGGCGGAGAGTGCTGTCTATCCAGACATGCTTGCCGCGCTGACTCAGCTAGAAATCATCCTGAACGCGCAGGCCACGCAGATGCTCCGCGATCTTCCCTCACTGGTGCCAGGAATTGTCCTGAAGAACATTCAGCCGATGCCGGCCTCCTCCGCTGATGGTATCCCGCGCAGTACGCTAGACCCAGCGATGACCTCTCCGCCGCGCCTCGGTGGACCGTGGGGGGCTTGGTACTGATGGCTAACCCCTGGTCTACGACGACCACAGAGGTTCTCGCGCTCGCTGACGACGGCGGCGAACTCTGCGCTCGAGCCCTTGCGATGCAGATCGCGATCAATCTTCCCGCGCAGTGCGCAAAGCAGGACGACATCTGGACTGAGCGTGACCGTGAATTCTGCGCCGGGATGGGAATCCCCTATCAGCAGACGGTCACGCAGGTTGTACCTCCAGAGAGGATCTTCCTCGGAGCCCAACCTTCCCTCATCGAATCTCCCGGCAACAGATGGCCGGCGATCACGGTACGAGCTGATCAGCGTGTCGCTTCAAGCGACAAAGAGCAAGCTGACCAGTTCGACTCATGGGATGTGACCTTGATCGTTGAGGTTCATGCTTGTGCCGGCCCTTATACCGATGTGGTCAATGATCGCGCACCTAGCGACGAGATTGACCGTCAGTATCAAAGGCTTGCTGCTGCCGTACATGCTTGTGTCAG